CTTCGCAAGCCGGTAGAAGAGCTGGGCGGCCTGTTCACGGGTCAGCCCGGACGGCCACATCATGTTCGGCTTTCCGTCCACTGCGGTTCCGTTTCCGGCAAACAGCCCGACGCTTATACACCAGTCCCGCGCTTCCTGGGACCAGTCGCCGCAGTTGTTGTTCTGAAGACCTTTGAGATAATCCGTCATGGCGGCGGAGAACATCTCATTGAATTTTGTCTGGTCCATATCCTCGTCCTCCTCAGACAGTTTTGCATTTACCTCATCGGCGATCTGCCCGTGGCGGCTGTAAAGCCAGTCCCCTGGGCACGCCTTTGCCGCAAACCAGCGGTGGACGGTCATGTTCTGCTTATCCACCTGCCCGATCAGCGACTTGTCGCCCTTCCAGAGCAGCCGTTTGATCCCGTTTCTCCGGCAGATGTCCACCAGGAGGGCGATCAGGGACCGATAAGCCGCGTCAGATACCGGCCATCCCTGGTTGGCTCCCCCGTTGTTCGCCACCTCGATGGTAATGGCCCGGTTGTCGTTGGAGCTGGAGGAGGTGCACCAGGAGCGATTGCATTCCTCCACATAGAGTCCGATCCGGCCGTCGCTCCCGATCCCGTAATTGCTGCTGGCCTTCCGGCTTGGGCTGGCGAACAGGTTTCCGCAGCTCTCCACCGTCAAATCACCGGCCATACAGTGGATGGAGATGGTATCGATGGCGTGCTTGCGCCTACCGGAATGGTTAGGGGACAGCTTTGTGTAGGAGACCAATGGACTGTTGCTCATGGCGGCCGCCTCCTTTCCTGCAAATTGGTCGTAATACTTCTGCCCGTAGGCAGCCCGGCGGGCTTTGGCCGTCTCACTCTGGTCGGCCGGGCGTTCAAACTGGAGCAGGACCGCGTCGGAGGCGGCCCGGACAGAACTGGCACTCAGCAGCATCTGCGCCAGGGAGGCGTAGCTTTCCGTCAGCTCCTTCCACAGGAACTCCAGCTGCGTCTCCAGATCGCCGATGCTCTTCTCCCTGCTTTTGGCAAAGGCCAGCAGGTTCTGCTTCCGGCTCCAGAAGGTCCACTGGGCAAGGCCGTAACCCGCTCCGTCATGGACAAAGTCGGCGTAAAGTCCGAAATCCACCTGCTGGGTGTATTCCTTGTCCGAGAGCCCCAGCTTCCTCTCATGGGTGTTCTGGAGATTGACGGGGTTCAGCCCGCTTTCGGCGTAGAGGTTTCCCATCAGTCCGGCGGCTCCGCAGTCGGAAAGCAGCTTCCCCTTCAGGAATCTCCAGATCCGTTCTTCATACATGGCGTCACCCCCTTGTGTTTCCTCTCTTCCTTCGCGCCGCGTTCAGGACGCGGTTTTGTGCGAAAATATCCTTCTGGCTCATCTTCTTCTGCGGGCCAGTCTTGGCGCTGCATACGTTGATGAGCGTCATCAGCCGGTTCAAATGCCACTTCTGGCACTCGAAGGGGATTTGGTGGGAGATCATCCAGTAGTAGATGATCTCCGCCGTCACGATTTCCCTCCCCCGGCGGCCTCTCTGTTCCTTCGAGAAGGTGGTGGCCGTCATGGAGTCCTCGATGTAGTCCTTGACCACCGCCAGCAGCTGGGGTGTAATGGCGGTATAGACATTGGGGTCAACATTCTGGGTCAGGGTCATGCAGCGGACGTAGTCGATCTGCTCCTCCACCGTCTTCGACTTGGTGGACAGGTACGGCTTGTGCCACTTCGCCTCCCATTTTGAAAGGGAGACCAGAGAGTGCTCCAGACGAAGGGTCTGTTCCTTGGTCGTAATAAAGCAGCCGCTGTCGTCGTCATACTGCTCTGATTTAGGCACCACAAGTTCCAGCATCTCCGGCCCCCCTGTTCAAACTCAGTTCTGCGGGGCGGGCGCGGGGGCCTTCTTCGGCTGCTGGATGACGCCGTTGACGAATGCGGCCGCGGCTTTGGCGTCGGTGGCCAGCTCCATGAACAGGTCGCTGTACGCGTTGGTCTGGGCGAAGGCGTCCCGGATCTCCTGATTCTTGACGAAACGCTTGCCGTCGGGGGACTTTTCGCCATAGGCCCGCAGGATGATGTCCTTGAACACGTTGATGATCTGCTTTCCGTCCTGGGCCGCGACCACGCGGTTGATCATCTCCACCAGACCGCCATCCACGGAAAGCTCCATCTCTGTCACCTCAGCGGGGGTCAGATTGAAGTAAAAGTCCTCGGTGCGGGGAACACCGTTGTAGTCCTCGTAAGTCATGGTTTTCTTCAGCATTGCAGTTTTCTCCTTTCAAAAATAAAAAGAAAGCGGAGCCCTCGGTGAAGAGAGCCCCGCTTTTGGGTTGGGGTGGTTAGGATTCCAGGGTCAGGTTGGTCAGCGCGTAGGTCTTGGTGACGGAGGAACCGTCCTTGGTGGAGGTCACCTTGACGCTCTGGGTGTTGTTCTTGATCAGCAGGACGATATTCTTGTCGGCGTCCAGGGTCACGGGGCCCTTGGTGTCGCCCACCAGCTCCACGGTGGTGACGGCGTCAGTCGGAGTCACGTCGAACTTCAGGGCCAGGTAATGGCCGGACTGCTCGGCGGGCTTGCTGCTGAACTCGGTGTAGCCGGTCACGTTCTTCAGCGTACCGGTGATGCTGTCCGCGCCCACCGCGACATTGGTCTGAAGGTCGGACACCTTCTTGCCGAACAGGGTGGCGTCGGCACTCTCAGGAGAGGCGGTCACAGCCACGGAAGGCTTGAGCAGCTGAATGACCTCCTCAGGCAGAGGCAGGCGGGCGTCCTGATCCTCGGTGCCGTACAGGATGTCCTCCAGGGCCTTCAGCTTGGCGGGATCGACCTTGGTGGAGGTGATGATCAGGCGGGCAGTGGGCTTGTAGCCGGGAACGTCCACGGGAGTGGTGGTGATCTCCCAGCTGGGGTTGATGGGCTCGGGGGAGTCGTTGACGGTCTGATAGCCCCGCTCAGAGGGAGAGGCCAGGCCGCCGTAGACCAGGTGCAGCTTGTAGCCGTGGTCCTGACCGTCCACATCGTTGCCCAGCTTGGTGCGGTAGCTCAGGCCGAAGACCTTGCGGTTCTGCTGGCCGGCGACCACACCGGGGGCGATCTCGGCGGAGCCGTCGCACTCCTCCCACTCGTCGGGGTAGGTGTAGCACTCGACGGTCAGGCCGAAGTCCTCAGCGCCCACCAGCACCAGGTACTTGATGTTGTCGGCATAGAGGTTGTTGGGCTCCGCGCCGGAAGGGCTCTCGGTGATGCCGGTGATGCCGTTCCAGGGCACGCCCTTGTTGTAAAGGCCGGCGGAGCTGATGGGGTAAAGGACAGCGCGATCAACACCGGTTTCGTAAAAACGCTCACCGGTCTTGTCCCATACGATTCTACTCATTTCGGATTTCCTCCTTTAATAGTACAGGTTGAAAATATCGTGGTTCAGGTTGTCCGCTGTAAAATGGCGGTCATGGGTGCACATGGGCAGCATGGCGAGGCGGTGAGGGAGGTCGCTGTCCGGGTTCTTGTAGATGACTGTCACCTGGTAGCGGTCCAGCAGGCGATAAGGCGCATTGTCCGCATGAACGGCATCGATCTCGCTTCGCTCATAGACAATGCATGGGTACTGGATCTCCTTGCTCGCTGGAGGCTGAAAATAAGCCCGGCACGCATCACCGCGGTCCGGACATTCCAAAATCCCACACAGGACGGTATGAAGTTGAACTCTGCTACCCATTGTAGAGCCCCCCAATCGTTAAGATCAGGCGGGGATAGCCCACTTCGACCTTGGAAATTTTCCACTTTGCGCCCATATACGTCACATACCGCATCTTGTGGAAGTTCTTCCTGGCGAACGGATCGGCGACTATGCTGATCTCATTCGCGATGTTGATGTCATCGTTGAGCGTCTCCCCAGACTGAAGCTGGCGTACATTCCGAGTCAAATCGCCATAGTACGGATACTCGACGATCTTCTCTTCATGTACGCCAGGAGCAGTCTCAACGGTATCAGCATAGCCTACCGATCCATAAAATTTCGCCATTTTGAATTTTCCTCTTAGCCGCCGAGGCCGGAACCGCCGCCAGTGCCAGTAGCCACAGGCTCTTCCAGCGCAATGGCGGAGTAGACACGAGTCAAAGCACCAGACAGACGGGTCTCGATCAGATACTTCTGCTGGTTGAAGTCAATGTCAAACTGATCGAACCGAGTGATCTCGCCACCCTTGGTGGAACCAACCGTGTAGTCCGCCAGATTGACAAAGATGCCCAGCAGCTTGTGCTGCTTACCCTCGCCGTCCATCCGGGCGCGGCCCTCAAACTGCTCGGCAGTATAAAGCTCGCCAACGTTCAGCGCAGCAGCCAGATCAGCACGGGAAGTGTAGATGCGGCGGCCATTCATATCGCGAGCCAGCAGCATCACATTGACCAGGTGAGGAGTGCAGAAGAAATCGGGAGTGCCGGTTCCCTTGTACTTCTCACGGGCATACAGCGCGGCGGAGATGATAGCCTCGGCATAGATGTAGTTCTCGCCGAAGTTCATGTCGGTGCGGGTGCCCTGGATCTCAGCACGGGCGGCCTCGATGTCCACATCATAGTGGATGGTATAGAGGTCGTTGTCGTTCCAGATAGAACGGATATGGTCCTCGGAGATCTTCATCTCGTCATCCGCCTCGCGGCCGTCGCCGATCATGATAGCGGTGGCAACCTCTTCGTTCAGGTTCTCCCGCATAACGGCATACTGGTACTCGACCACATCGAAATCGGTGATGTCGATGATATCATCCCGATAAAGGGCATCGGTGCGGTACACGGTCTGAGGATCGGTAGTACGGGTAATGACGTTCATGTTGCCGGCAGGCTTCTTACGGTTG